CACGAACCGAGAGCACGAGTATTGAGTGTATCAGTAGAAACTATATCCGATAGAAACGAATTAAGAGCAACGGTTGAATTTGAAGTTATTAATATTGGCGAAGTCGTTACGCTCGAACTTAACATAGCGAGACTGAGATAATGGCAACAACTATTAAATCATCTGATTTAGATTTTGATAATATCAAAAATAATTTGAAAAACTATTTCAAATCGACTGATGAATTTAAGGACTATGACTTCGAAGCTTCAGGCTTGTCAAATGTACTTGACGTATTAGCATATAATACGCATGTCAATGGATTAACAGCAAACTACGCTTTGAACGAGTCATTCCTGAGTACAGCTCAACTACGTAGTTCAGTAGTATCACACGCAAACACATTAGGATACGATGTAAGATCGATGACTGGTGCTGTAGGTTATGTCAACCTGTCAGTAAACTTATCTGCTGTACCTAGTAGACCTGTAACAATTGAATTGCCAAAAGGAACTCAGTTTACTGGCTCAGTGGATGGAGTATCTTACACGTTTAGAACTACTGAAACTTATTTTGGTCGTGATAACGGGTTCGGTTTATATGACTTCCAGACAACCACAGGTTCAAATGATATTCCAATCACTGAAGGCACCGAAAGAGTAAAGACTTTCTTAGCTGGAGAGAAGTCAGAGCGTACCATTTATATTATTCCAGACACAAATATGGATAAATCAACTGCTGTAGTTAGGGTGTTTGATACTGCAACATCATCAGCATTTACTTCGTACGATCCAATCAAGACAGCAGTTGAAGTTGATGGTGATTCTACTTTCTTCACGATGTCAGAAGCTCCTAACGGTTATTATGAACTCAACTTTGGTGATGGAATTTCTTTTGGTAAGTCACCTGAACCAGGAAATAAGATAGAAGTTACATATCTTACAACAGTTGGTCCTGCAGCAAATGACGCTGGTGCATTTAGTGCAAACTCTCCTATTTCTATACTCGGGCAGAACTATCAATTAATAGTAACTACTGCAGCTAACTCTGCTGGTGGTGCTGATAAACAATCAGTTGAATCAATTAAACAGTTAGCACCGTATGCATACGCATCACAACAAAGGCTTGTGACTTCTCTTGATTATAAATCTACTATTTTGAGTAATTATACAGCTGTAAAAGATTGCGCAGTTTGGAGCGGTGATCAAAATGTACCGATAGATTACGGTCGTGTATACGTATCTCTCAAATTTGATACGAATACTACAACTGCTACACAGTCGGCGATTAAAAACTCGATCGTCAATAATTTTACAAAGAACTTGTCTGTCATGTCGATCGAAACTAAATTTACTGATCCAGTAGATACTTTCATCGAATTAACTACCAACTTTCAGTTTGATCCAGCATTGACTGGTACTACTTTATTTAGCACTGAAAGCGAAGTCTATAACTTTAAGAAAACTTACTTTAGAAATAATCTCGGTAAGTTCGATGCTGTATATCGTCGTTCGAATTTGTTAACTGAGATAGATGCTCTCAGTCCTGCCATATTATCTACAAAACAGGATGTAAAAGCTCAACTCAGATTTAATCCAACTGTTGGCATAAACACTGATCATAAATTGGCATTTCCAATGAAAATAGCCTCGCCTGATGATGTGCAGCCAATCGTTACCACTACTACGTTCCAATACAATGGCAAAGTTGCTCTAATTAAAAACGAGCTTGAAAGCACAATACTGCAAATCTATGACTTGAATGGTAATGTACTCTTAAACAACGTAGGTGAGTATAGACCTCAAGACGGCGTAGTAGATATCGTTGCTATCAATCCACAAGCATTATTGTTTGGTATTAACTATATTAAAGTAAGTGTTATACCAGAAAATCAAAGCTTTATCAAGCCATTACGTAATTATATCTTATCGCTTGATGAAGATTTGTCATCAGCAACAGCAATCATTGATAGACAAACAACTACATTGGAAATTGATGCATAATGGCACATAGAGAAGGATCAAGCGAAACCTTAAAGGACTACAATCGTCTTACGCCAAACATGCGTAAGAGTATTGTACAAGAAGCTTTACCTGAACATTTTAGAGAAGATTATCCAAACCTTTGTGAGTTCCTCGAAGGATACTATGATTATTTAGATTCAGACCAATCTTTTGGTGGTATAATCAACGAGCTACAAACAGTAAGAGACGTTGAAGATACAAAGCTTTCTGATCTTGATTATATCTTCGGTGAGCTGGCTCTGGGCGTATCGCATGATCAGTTTAAGTTTCCACGAGAAGCGATTCGCAACTTCGGTAATTTCTTTCGAGTCAAAGGCTCTTTGTTTTCAGGAGAAGGTTTCTTTCGAGGTTTCTTTGACGAAGACGTAGAAATATCATATCCAAAGAAACAAATCTTAAATATTGGTGGTGGACAAATCGGGCCTAACCATGGATATGTAACTCAAAACTCAGCAAAATTTCAAGTCTTCTCGTTGTTTATTAAGTCTCCATTGGCTATCTCTACTTGGGAAGAGCTATGGAGAAAGTTCGTACACCCATCTGGTTTCTATCTTTCTGCTGAAGTACTACTCGAAGGTGAAGACGGCATTGTCATTAAGACTGATGAATCAGTCCCAGATCCATTTAAGAATATCTTCTTTGTTACTGGTAATGCAGGTATTACTAGATCTGCAGCTGGTGAAGTATCACACCTAAATGATTACTGGTTGACCAGTTATCTTTCTCCAAGCGGTCATATCAATGAGCCGCAGTATCGTACTAATCCATATCGTTTGATCGGTTATTGGGCTGACTCTGATATGGCAACTGGTGTAGGTAGCCGCTTATATGCTAGTATCAACGATGTGATTACTGAATACAAAGATCTGAAAGAATGGGCAGATTGGGGAATTACATTCGATAATACGCTTGACTCGAACGCCACTGCTATTACGTTTGATAATACATACGAAAGCTATGATATGCGACAGTTCCAATCATACAGATCTGATCAAGGTCAATTCGTTGCTCCTGGCTATGTCAAGAGCGGATATATCTTAAATAGTCCGTAAAACTGTTATAAATAAGATAAAATATTCTGTAGGAATAAAAGATGGCAAGACAAATAATTGGTGTTGGTGTTACTGGTAATGATGGTACAGGTGATGACCTCAGGACCGGCGCTAACAAGATAAATCAAAACTTTCAAGATTTATATTCTCAAATGACGGCACTGAGCCTGAGTCTGAGTCTATCAGCTACGAACTCAAATGGTATTGGGTTCGGGTTTGATGGTATCTTGTTCGATGGTGCAACTAAAGACTCTTTCAACACCGTTACCCGCCTAGTGCCAAGCGATCCTACTCAGATTAATATTCAGCAATTACAAGATAGCTCAGGCACTCTAGCGTTCTTAGACGATATTACACGTATTATCAATAGAAATTATATTTTAGGAATTCGTGGAAGTGGCAGTTTGCTCGACTCAGCAACAGCTATCTCTACTATGTACACTCAAGGATTTCTTGACTCAGCTCGTGCGGTACGCATATCTCTCGACTCTGCTGACGTCACTTCATATATCGATGCAGCATATATTCAAGCTCGTCAAAACTCGAACTTCCTCGATTCAAACTTGGCTTTGCAGTTCCTAATGTCTGCAGCTCAAACTGACTCTGCTATCGCGAATCATCCTGCTATTTTAGGCAATGATTCTGATATTCTTTCGTTGCAGCAAACCTTAACCGGTAATACAGATGGGATTGCAGAAGGCGTTGTAAATCTCTATTATACAACAGCAAGACATGACTCTGATACTCTTGTACTAGTTGACTCAGCTTACGTTAATGCTCGTGTAGAAGATGCACCTAATGCTCTTGACTCAGCTGAAGCACAATCGATGATCGAGTCAAACCTTGGTGCAGTGAATCAAGACTTAGTGCCATTGCTTGATTCTGTATATGACCTCGGTTCACCAACTAAGAAGTGGAAAGATCTACACTTAAGTGGCAACACGATCTTCCTCGGCGGTGGTACTATCTCGTTTGATAATAGCCAATACACATTTGGTGGCGGAACTCTAAAATCAGAACAAGCCATTTCAATGGACTCTGGCCAAAGACTGTTCTTCGATGGTGGTGGTGCAAACATCACTCACTCGCAGAATCCTCAAGCTAATTCATTGATGATGAATGCCAATACAATCACATTCCGTACGGTTGATGATTATGCACCAGGTTGGTATATTAAGACTAACTCACCAGCAAACGGTGCTTTCTCTGTGATGGGTGATGCTGGCTTGATTATGTTGCCACATAACACGAATACAAATCGTACACAATACAGCACTAATGCATTCTACGAAGATGACTATCGTAAAGGTGCTGTTCATTATTCAACTACAGACAATCGCGTTGAGATGTCTGACTCCGATGGTTGGTTCCCAGTTTATCGTAACAACGCAGCATGTGCATACTTTACATTTGGCTTAGATGCTGCTACATCGGGTGCATCTAATCAAGATCTCTTTACTACTAATGGTGCATCGCCTACTAACGGCTATGTAATGCCAGTCGATGGTACAGTTACACATATTACAGCACGCTTTACATCTAGTTCTTACGGAGGATCATCGTCTACTTTCTTACTTGATATCGACGTGAATGGAACTACTGTACAGTCAAGGTCAATTGAAGTAACAGGAAATGGCACACAGACTTTGAACCAAACTTGTAACGTTCCTTATAACTCAGGAGATGCAGTATCAGTAGCTCTAACACAGGATGCGGGTCACACAGCCTCTAACACCGCAGTAATACTTAGGATTCAGGAAGACTAATCATGCCAGCAATTGTAACCGACTCACTCCGAACCCTTCTTGCTCGTCAGTTCTTTGACACTTTTGTCAACGCAACTGCACGTTACTATGTAGGAATTGGTAGATCAGAAGTATGGGATAGTGCAGATAATGTACCTACGCCGACTAACACTCCTACTGATCTCGCTGGCGCTCGGAATCAAATGCAATCTGTGAAGAAAGTACAAGCAACTTCCCTTGTTGTTCCACGTTATAACTGGTCAAGTGGTACAATCTATTCTCAATACGATAATACAGTATCAGGTTACCCAACACAACCATATTACGTGATGAACGATAATAATAATGTGTATATTTGTTTAGAAACTGGACGTAATAACAGCGGTGTTGCTGTTCCATCAACTGTAGAACCGACATCTGCTAATAATCATTCATTCAGATTGAGTGACGGCTACGTTTGGAAATTTTTGTTTACTGTAAGTGCAGAGCGTGCAAATAACTTTATGTCTTCTAATTATATGCCAGTAAAGAAACAGGAAGCAACTGACTCTAACTCAACTGGTATTCAACTTAAACAAGAAGAGATTCAAGATACTGCAATTCCGGGAGCAGTTACATCTGTAGTTATAACTTCTGTTGGTTCTGGTTATACTTCTAATCCAACAGTGACTATCACAGGTTCAGGAACTGGTGCTCGAGCTGCTGCTCGTATTGACTCAGCAACTGGTACACTGGCTTGGATCAAGATGGTAGATTCCGGTAGTACACAAGTACTTGGAAGTGGTTACACTGTTGCACAAGTAAAGTTAACTGGTGGTGGTGCGTTAGCTACTCAAGCTACTGCTCGACCAGTTCTTGGTCCAGACTCAGGAATTGGTGCTGATAGCCGCGTAGATCTTAAGTCTGGATCCGTTATGTTCCATACTCGCATCGAGGGCACAGACAGTAACTTCATCGTCGGTCAAGACTTTAGACAAGTCACACTAATAAAAGACATCAAAGATAGCGCCGGTGCAGTTTACACTTTAACGACTGGTAACACTCTCAAGAGAATGAAACTAAGCACTATCGTTACTTCGTTCACTAGGGACAAAAAGATTCGTGGTACAACCACACTAGCTGAAGCTTATATTGATGACATTGATTCAGATTTTATCTATTATCACCAAACTTCTGAAACAGGATTTACTGCTTTCCAAGATGGCGAAGCATTATCAGAAGCAAACGGTGCAGGTTCTGGCATTATTGATTCAGCATTGATACCGCCTCCAGTAGATCCTAATACTGGTGATATATTATACATAGACAATAGATCACCTGTACTGAGATCAGCTGTTCAATCTGAAGATGTAAAGATCATTCTACAGTTTTAAGGATTAGTCATGCCACTTAATTTTAACGAAACTACCTTTAGTACAAGATACAAAGATGACTTCACTGATAGTGACGGCTATTATCGTATCCTGTTCAACAGTGGTAAAGCTCTGCAAGCTCGTGAACTTACACAGATGCAGACAATTATTCAAAAACAAATTGAAAGGTTTGGTAACGGAATATTAAAAGAAGGCGCAGTCGTTAAAGCTGGTGGTTTTACTCTTGATAATACTTATGAATTTGTTAAACTAGATCCGACTTCTACTACTACAGCTCCTTCTGTCGGTACTACATTAACTGGTGCTTCTTCTGGAATTACAGCAGAAGTCATACGTGTTTTACCAGCAAGCGGTAGTGATCCTGCTACACTTTATGTCAGATATCTGAATACAACAACTTCTACTTTAGGTACTACTGCTCCACGATTTTCTTCTGGTGAAAGTCTTGGTGGTGGCATGGTTGTGCAGATTATCAATACTACGGCGAATCCAGCAACTGGCAAAGGTACTATAGGAGTAGTAGGTACTTCTATCTTCTTTACTCAAGGCTTTTTTGTACATGTAGAATCACAAGATATCGTAGTCGATCGGTATTCTGATGTTGCTAATGCTGAGGTTGGATTTAAGTTACAACAAGATGTAATTACAGTTGATGACACTACCGATCTTTATGACAATCAAGGTACGTTGCCTAATTTAACAGCTCCAGGAGCAGATCGTTATCGTATTAAGCTTGTTTTAACAAGAAAAGCAGATATAACTGCAAGTGATAACTTCATCTCAATTGCTGTAATTAAAAATGGTGTTATCTACAATGCGGTTGAAGATAATAGAACACAGATATTTAATATACCTCGTGACTTTGTCGCTTTAAGAATCAAAGAAAACTCAGGTGATTATACTGTAAAACCATTTAAGATTTTATTCGAAGAAGATTCAGCTAATACTCATCTATTACTTAATATTAGTGACGGTATTGCGGTAGTTGAAGGTTATAGAGCCGCAAGACTTACACCAACTAAAATACGCGTGGCTAAACCAACAGCAACATACGAAAGATTGAATGATGCTACTGCAGTTGATTTTGGAAACTACGTAATAGTTAATCCCGATTCTGCTTTCAATGGACCAGATATCAACACCTTTGCTTTACAAAACTTAAGAGATGATTCGGGGTATGGTGGTACCACGATTGGTACAGCAAGAGTAAGAGCAATTACTGAATATGGTTCTGAGTTAAGATATTCACTCTTTGATATACAGATGAACTCTGGTAAAAACTTCAGAGATGTCAAGAGTATCGGTACTAGTGGTACTAACTATTTTCAGCCGCAACAAGAAGTAAATAATACTGTACTTAAAGATCAGCTAAATCATATCTTATTATTTCCTACTCAAAGAATTCGTCCACAAACGATTACAAATGCATCTTTAACTCATCAAAGAAGAGTTACTGGAACTACAAATGGAGCAGGTGATCTTACAATCGATGTGTCAGCTATAGGTACATTAGATAATGCTAATGATTGGCAATTCTTTGATGCTAATGGTGGCATCTCTAAATCAGGCCTTGGCGGTCTAACAGCTGGTGGTGCGTCGACTACAGTTACCGGTTTACCATCATCAACTGCAGTAACAGCTTATGTGTATGTTCAAGATGCGTCTGCTACTGTTCGTTCCAAAACACAACAATACGATACAAAGATTACAAAACCGATAGAGACATTACCTAGCGGGCAACAAATCATAAATCTCGATAGACCAGATGTGAACAATATCAAAGCTGTAAAACTTGTTGACTCGAACGGTACTTCTGTTGAGCATTTGTTTACATTTGATAACGGTCAAAGAGATAATAGTTATAAGTTTTCTAAATTGATTTTGAACCCTGGACAAGTTGCTCCATCAGGTAATATATTCATTCGATTTGATCACTTTACACATGGTAATGGTAATTTCTTTGCAGCTAATTCATATAGCGGTATAGCTTATAATAGAATACCTACTTATATAAGTTCTAGAGGAATTAGATATTATCTAGCAGATCATTTAGACTTTAGATCTGTAGCTGTTGATTCTGCTGTAAACTTCTCACCTTCTAGTGTTTTTCCTTTACCACAACCGACGAATTTGGTTACTTCTGTCAACACATTTTATATTGG